CCCAAGTTGTCTACGAGCCGTAGCCATCAGTTACACCGTAATCTGGTTGACGAACCCGTGAATTGTAATCACATTTGCTGTTGCGGCAAAAGCACGAACTTCTAAAGCTGAAGAATTGCCTTTTATTAAAAGTCCAGGTGCTATTGTCACCAAACCAGCCTCAGGCTGAACCGTCAACTCAATAAGATCATCTGGATCTGCGACTCCACCCCATTCAACTGTTAGCTTTACTGCTGAAGCAGACGTATTTTGAGCATATAGCCAAACTTCGTCATATGTTGTAGATGTTGTGGAGCCAGTGTGAATAAGGGTTCCAGCAGTTGCTGTATTGGCTACTTTTATAGCTTTGCCATTTGTTGACTCAGAAAGTTTAACTTTTGTAAATGTGGCCACTTTTTCTCCTTAACTAAAAATCTGTGATCCAATAATTGCACTTGCGTCATCTGCTGGAGAACCAGCTTGACCCCATTCTAAACCGCTACCTGTTGCTGAATTTGCCAAGAGTGCTTGACCATCTGCTGCTCCAGATGGAAGTTTTGCAACAGTGACTGAAGCATTTGCAAGTTTATCGGTTGTTACCGCCAGGTCTGCAATATCCGTTGTTGCTACGGCATTTGCGGCCAATTCAGTTGTTCCAACAGAACCTGGAGGAATGACTCCAGTATAAACATTTAATACCCAAGTAGTTCCATTCCAAGTCCAGCTTCTTCCACCTTCTGAGTGGACGTCATTAACTGACGGACTGTTAGGAAAATCCAAAGGCATTATTTACTCCTTATTACGCTGGTGTTGCTACTTCATCCCACTGTTGAGTGGATTCATTCCAAGTCCAGTTTCCTTCTTCTGGGCGAGCAACAGGTGCTTCCCAGTCGGCTGTTTCTGTGTTTAGAGTCCAAGATGGATATGGCTGTGGTGCAACGAATGCATCAAGCTCTGCATTGAATGTATATCCGATCCCAGCATAACGTTTGCGGAAATTGTTGTTATAAGATGTTTGTTTCCAAGTACCGCCCAAAAGATTTGTGCAGAATGCGGCTCCAACAGAATCGCTTGCGGGATATTCTCCACCACCGCAATCATCGTTGGAAACGACAATAACTTGAGTTACAACATTATCTGAGTTGATTTGGGCAAAGTGTGCCATTTTAAATTAACCTCCGAAATTAATATTTTTCTCTGTAAATAGTATCATAATATTATATAAAAGTCTATTTTTAAAATCAAATTATTAAAAGATGTATTATGCTATTGAAAAAGTTCCCGTTGAAGTAAATGAATGAACAGTATAAGATCCAACTGTTGTAATTGTTCCTCCTGTAATGGTCTTACCTGCTGCTGATGAAGTTAGATAGCGAATAACTACAATTCCTGAACCTCCACTGGCCACATAGTCCTGTCCTGGCATACCTGTTCCACAACCTCCACCACCGCCGCCTAAATTGGCTGTACCAGCGAGGCCGGAGCCACCATTTGAATGCTGAGACCAGCCACCGTTTCCTCCTCCACCAGACCCGCCCAAACCACCTCCGTACAGATAGCCAGAAGAGCCAGAACCCCCACCACCACCGCCACCATAAGTTACGGCACTGCCGGTTCGATAGCTGTTACTTAATCCAGCACCGCCAGCACCGCTAGAGCCAGCCGTAGTGGAGCCTTCATTGTTCCCAAATCCTGATGGATTAGATGCTTGGGCACCTGCTCCGCCGCCGCCGCCAGCCTGCATAGGATAGCCAGAGTTATATGGATTTCCCGTAGCACCGTTATTACCCTGTCGAGAATCAAGAGAAGTCGCACCTGTAACTGAACCTGACTGACCACCGCCGCCAGAACCTCCACGTTGGGCCGGCGTGGAATAAGTTGAACCTCTACCACCACCAAACGCCGTTATGTACGAGCCATAGGCGGTACTGGTAGACCAATCGCTACTAAAGATTACTGAATGATTTCCATCACCTAAACGACCACCGCCAGCTCCTACAACTACGGTATAAGATCCTAGTGGAATAGTTGAATCTGCCGTAACAACAACTCCTCCACCTCCACCGCCGCCACCATTTGTTCCAGCTCCAACATTTCCCCCAGAACCACCGCCGCCAACAGCAAGGATATCTACAAGAAATGTTGGTAGACCAGCAACGCCTCGTTTTGTCCAATTAGAAACAGAGACACCTGAGCGAGTACGCTCACCAAACCTAGACATTGCAATCCTTTATGATACAACCGTCACATAGCCATGTAAAGTTACTACATTGGCTGCTGCTGCAAAAGCTGTGATTGTTGGGGCTGTTGATGCATTACCTGTTAAGATAAGACCTGGAACGACTAATACCAACCCGCCTTCTGCTGTGATTGTTGATTCAATAAGATCATTGGGGCTTGTTGCTCCGCCAAATTCAATTGTCAACTTGCGGTCTGTTGTATCTGTATTTTGTGCGTAAAGCCAAACTTCATGCTGTACCGAAGTATTTGTAGAACCCGTATGAACAACGCAAGTATTTGAAGATGTCGTGTCAACCAATACACCTCTACCGTTTGTTGATCCGCTAAATGGAATCTTGCTATATGTAGCCATGTTTCTCCTTAATTAAAATATTGAGAGGATAATACTATTTGATCATCTTCCCAGCCCGTAACTTTAGTTGTTGAAATCGCCGCCGAAGAAGAAATATCTTCATTTATTATAGTACCATTTGCTATTTCTGAAGTAGTTACAGTATTAGCTCCAAGTAGAGCAGATGATTGTAATGTCCATGTGTTTAAAGAAGAATTATACACCCATGATCTATTACCAACGGTATATACTTCATTATTTGTTGGGGAATTTGGAAAGTCAATAGCCATCACACACCTCCAATGATTGCGTTGATTTCTTCATCGGTGAGACCGATAGCGGCAAGTTTGGCTTTGGCGGATTCCTTGGCGGCAACAGCGGCGGCTTGCGCCTCTATCTCTCTTTCTACATCAGCAATCGTCTGTGCATACATGGCGAGTTCTTCTTCGGTCATTGGGCGTTCAACGCCACCGACGTTGATGGTGGGATTATCTGTAGCCATAAACCGTATACTTCCCCGTGATAGTCCCCGTAGATGGCGTGAGCGTTAGTCCATCGTGAGCGGCGGCGGCGTTGTATTCGGCGGATGTAATGCCGCCATCAAATGCCGCCGTCGCATTTGCTCCATACCAAGTGCCATGCCACGATGAACGGACTGTCGCGTCTGCGGGCTTTATCACGTCAATGCTAAAACTATTATGTGCAGGCGTCGTTCCGTTTGCGCCCATAATCGTATGACTTGTTGCGCTATTGGTTACTACGGATACTCCAGCACGCACGTCATAACGGTTGCCAAAATAGTTAGCCCCCGTTACGGCTACACCGCTTGCATTTACTTGACACGCCAAACTGCAACTTGCTGACGGCACAAACTCAAAAATAACGCGGTAATTATCGTAAGTGGTGGTAAATACACCAGAAGCAAAAGCAACTGCTGACGATGTGGTAAATGATGCGCTCGTAACATATACCAAACCGCTTGAATGTGTATACACCCAAGCAGAACCGTTCCAAGAAGCAACACTTGCTGTATCTGTCTCATAGATCAACTGCCCTGTATATGGAACAGAAGGGCGGGTTGTAGAAGTACATACCCCCGGCTTTATAACAGAGCTTGCACCCAATACTGAACTAAACGGCATAATAAAACCTCTTATCTATAGTAAACGAAAATGGGTTATTTGTCATCATGCTCTTGCCACCGTTAGAGATCCTGTTGTATCCCAAGCAATCCATGTATAGGAACCATCTGTTCCAGTTGTTGTTGTTCCTGTTGATGTGATTGAAAGACCTGTTGCTGCAGATGTGAGCCAACGCACGACTACACGACCCGAACCGCCGTTACCACCAGCACCACTAGCACCCTTGATGCCACCGCCACCGCCACCACGGTTTGCCGTCGCATTATTGCCAATCGTGGTTGTGCTTCCATTACCGGCATTTGTTCCACCAGTTCCACCAGACGATGAACCGCCTCCGCCACCGCCGCCCGAATACGAAATGGAAGAACCCGTGTAGTTGTTCGTACTTGCCGCACCACCAGCACCGCCAGCACCGCTAACCCCATTACCTCCTACGCCACCTGCGCCGCCACCGCCGCCTCCGCTTTGTGGGTCTGAAAGATTTTGACCAGAACCGCCATTGTTTCCCTCGCCAGAGATTCCCGTACCACCTGCGGCATTTGACTGACCACCGCCGCCAGAAGCACCATCGTGTCCAGTGCTGGTGTGTCCACCACCACCACCACCGTTTGCCGACGAAATAAACGAAGAAGCCGTACCATTAGTGCCAGAGTCCAAAGAATTACCAGAACCACCAGAACCAACTTTTACTGTATATGTGTTTGTACCAATAAATGTAGAACCAGTCACGAAACCACCTGCACCACCGCCACCGCCACAACGGTTATACCCACCAGGAAATGATGCACCGCCACCGCCACCGCCACCTACAAGCAGATAATCGACATTCAAGGTTGGTTGATAATTCAATGTTCCTACAGCAGATCCAGACACTCTTCTACGGATATAGACGATTCCTGAACCGCCGTTGCCTCCAGTTCCAGCATTTGCCCCTCCGCCTCCAGAACCAGAATTTGCACTTGCATTGTTTCCTGTGGTTCCAGAAACACCAGCAACTCCGCCCAGTCCAGCAGCACCGCCAGTTGTGTATCCTCCACCACCACCTGCTGCTTTATAAGTTGTTCCAGCAGACACCCCTATCCATGCAGAAATATCCCCACCGTTACCGCCAGCACCTCCAGTTGATCCTGCTGATGCGCCTCCAACTGCTCCGTATCCACCTCCGCCTCCGCCAACACCATTGCCACCATCATTTCCAAATGTCTCATCAATACTTTGACCACCAAAGGAACCATTTCCACCACCGCCACCACCTGATGCGCCGTGACCGCCATACCAACGCATGCTGTCATTATTTCCACCACTGCCACCACCTGCGGCGGAAATAATACTGCCTACATATGATGCTGCTCCACTTCCAACATGACCTGTATTTCCACCAGCACCACCACCGCCAATAGTAATTGTTTGATTAGACGAAAGATAAATTGTTGTAGTAGAAGCAAGACCAACAATTGCTCCAGCACCGCCTCCACCATATCCACCGCCACCTCCACCAGAACCAACCAAAAGAACATCAAACCAACCGGGTTGGGTAACATAAAAAGTTCCGGTATTTAAAAATTCATGAACCGTATAATCAACTCCATTGATGATTCTACCTGTGTATGTATTATCCCCACCCGATCCAATACCATACTCTGTTGCGAGTCTTGGTTTACGTGCGCCTGAGATGCTCATTGGTCTATGGCGCTACTTGGTACTCAATCCATACATAGCCGCCACCGCCTGCTACACCAGTCAGCGCACCATAAGTTCCTGCTGCGCCACCTGCGCCGACAGTGACAGTGATTCCAGTTCCTGCGGTGACCGCACCGCCAGCGACGACATACGCACCGTCACCTGCCGAAGTAAAGAAGCGTTCTCCGTCACCGTAGTTGGTTGGTGACACAACACCCTTCGCACCACAACCGCTGTTCGCCGCACCTGCCATCTTCATCTTCTCCTGTGGTCCGCCGCCACCACCAAAGTTGGCGTTGATAGGTGCGCCACCTGTTGCGCTAATCGTGCCACTGGCAAACGCAACAGAACTAGTACCACCAGTACCAGCATTAGTTCCCGAACCCAATCCGCCACCGCCACCACGAATGTGTGCCACGGCATAAGTGACACCAGATGGCACAGTCCATGTGTCCGATGATTCAAATCTGTCTACTTTTGTAATCATTTTGCGCTCGTAACTTGATAAGCCGACATAACCTTTGTCTGTTTGCAAGAAACTATATGCTGATGAGAGACCCACACTTTTATCCTCCTATGATTAAGAAACTTGCTTTTCCCAGCCGATCGCCGTGACATTAACGACGCTGTTTGCGTCTGCCAACCCCTCTAATGTTTCTGTTTCTAGCAAAACGATTGCCGTATCCAGTACCATGATATCGTTTGCGCCAATTGGAAGTTGTGACATCAATCTATTTGATGCAACCGCCGCATTACCAATAGCCAAAGATACGGTTCTATCAACCGTATCCGTATTGCAGATAATGATCTGCTTTATAATCTCGCTATAACCAGACGCAGCTGTGCAAACGGTTGTCGTTGCAGTGGTCAACTGTGTTGGACCACCAAGCCTTGCTTCTGTTCTATCTCCTACGGCCATAATTTAATTTGCTCCTTTTAATATTATAACAGCTTTATGCACCGATGTCCATTATGAACATTGCGGCGGCTTGAGAAGTTAGTGGATCACTTGCTATTTGCTTCCATTCTAAACCAGTTGCAGTTGAGGAATTTGCGGCAAGTACTTGTCCATCTGTTCCTGCTGAAAGTTTAGATATTGTATTATCGGCGGTTCCGACTATTATATCACCTTTGGCGTCAAATGTATTTAGTACTACGTTTGTTGACGTTCCGCCAATTTCAACCCAGTATGAATCATAATAAATATACGTTGCACCATTATCTGATTTATACCAAACTTGACCAGTTATCGGAGAAGATGGTGCAGTATCGCTTATTGTGACTGCTTGTGGATTTCCGCCAATTTCAATCCAGTATGAATCATAGTATACATACGTCTTACCGTCATCTGAGTCAAACCATAATTGGCCAGATGTAGGACTACCTGGAGCACTAGATGAAACAGATGCTCCGCCTACTACTGTTTGATTTACCCAGGCTGATCCGTTATATTGTAGAAATTGATTAGTTGCGTCTCCAGTAATTGTTACATCGCCAATATCATTTAATGTTGATATTGTTGTACCTTCGGCATCGGAGTCATTGACCCAAGCTGATCCATTATATTTTAAGACTTGACCAGAGTTAGGAGTTGCTATGTTTACATCGCCAAGTTCAGTTAAATTAATTACTTCAGATATTGAAGACCAAGTTATTCCTGAGTTTGCAGAAGTATTAACTTTTAGATAATATCCATTAGTTGCTGTTCCGCCATCAAGCTTGTTAACGTCAATTGCTGCATTTGCTATGGCGACAGATCCAATACTTAAAACCCAAGCTGTTCCGTTATAAGTCCATGTTTTATCGCCTGAAGTAAAAGTTTCTCCATTTGACGGCGAATTAGGAAAATCAATTGGCATTGTAACCTCCGGATGCTATAAAAATAGTAATTGCTTTTTGCTGGCAATACATTAAGTTATCTTAGTTTTGTAGTTGATTTATTTTATAACGAAGATAGGCGCACTCTAAAGCCAAAGCTTCCTCATATCTTATGCCATATCGATTGCCCGCTTCAATCCCATCTTCAGATGACCATTCATCATAACAAAGTATTCCATAGGCAAAGGGGTCTAAGCCATGATCTTCAAATACTTCTTTAACTCTTTGAGCTACAAGCCCAAAATGCCATCTAGCTCCGTCTCCTTTTGTTTCAATAGAATCTTTAAATTTAAACTTAACATATTGAACCTGGCTCCAAGCTTGCATGAGCGCTTCGTCGATTTCTAGGATTAGATCTTTTTCTCTTTCATCAGATGTATTAATTGTTGCTGTGGCGGCAAAAAGCTGAGTCCATCTTCTTGCTGCACCACCTAATGTATAGCTATTGTCTGCTCTTGGTCTCAAAGTTTGAGTATTTGTATTGTTGGCATACAGAGTTAAGTTTGCGGTTCCGTCTGTTGTGCTGCCTCCCGATACTTCTATTCTTGCATCATAGTCATTAACTGATTCATCGTTTCCAGATGTATGTATATCCATGTACCAGGTGGCTGCTGTGTCTTGCCTGCCTAGCTCCATTGTTCCATCGGACCTTATTACCGCGGATGTTTTATTGCTTCTTATAGATTGAATTACGTTTCCAGTGCCCCTGTAATATAGTGCTGTGTCTGCATTGTCTACTCTAAGACCAACAAAACCAGATCCTCTGGCAACAAAGAAAGCCTGAACTTTACCTGTTCCCAAATTTACTGCATCAAAACCCCATGTATAATGATCTCCACCAAATGCTGCTGTCGAGTTTGACTTAGAGTCAACTATTCCAAGTTCGAATCCAGTTGCAGCTGTTGCGTGGGAGTCTGAATTTAATAGTACGTTTGCATTATGTGCCCAGATTTTTGTAAATGGATTGATATAAGCTGTTGCTGATCCTGAAGGAGTTGAAGCTGATTGAGCTGTGCCATTTGCTAAATACCAGCCCTCTACTGTAATAGAAGTTCCATCTGAAGCCCAATCAGTAATAAAGCCGCTATACTTAGTAGCGTGTGCGGTGTCTATCACCATTCCTATTCGTAGTTTTCTTAAATTACTAGCAGATATTGCTGAAGCTGGAACAACTGTTGTAGCGGTATAAGTAGCGTTGCTTAAGGTTAGAGTAGGTGGAGGACCCAAAATATCAGCAAACACGGAAACAGCGTCTCTGTCTGTATATTGAGAAAGCTGTGCTTCGTTTGTAAGTCCAAGAATCTCTGCTCCATTGTTGTGATCATAGCTATCTGGATACAATCTTATGGCCATACCAATAGCATTATCTTCAGTTCCATAAGGTATGCTAGAGATTCTTTGTCCAGGTCTATATAATTTTCCATTCAAGTTTTGAGTATTAATTATTTTTGCGGTTCTGTCGACTACCCAAATTACTTCTCTGCCACCAGTATCAACTAAACTACCTAAATTATAAGTACCTTCTGGAACATACACAAAAACACTTGGGGCTCTTTGTATTCCATTATCATCAAAAGTTATTGCTCCTTCGTTATATGTAGCAGCGGCAGAAAAAGCTGATGTATCATCAGTTGTTCCATCTCCAGTTGCTCCAAAATCTTTTACATTTGCTTCTTCGTTATGGAGTCTAAAATACTGGCTGCCATCTGCTGTTACTTCCCAAACGTCCTTTGTTTCATTCCAGCGCAAAAATACATCCGAAGAATCTCCTCTTTCTACTTTAAAAGATCCATTAAGAGTTGGAACTCCTGTTGTATTGGCATTTACTGTGATGGTCGAATCATTAACGGAAAGCGTATTTGAGTTAACAGTTGTTGTAGTTCCTTGAACCGTTAAGTTTCCGTGTTAATGTTAAATCTTGAAACTGTACTGTTGCTGCTGTACCTAAAGATTGAGGTATAACTCCATTAGCTAACTTAGCTGAAGTAACTGCTCCATCAAGAATTTTTGTGGTCGTTACAGCATTTGTTGAAATTTTAGCTTCTGTAACAGACAAATCATTTAACTTTGAAGTAGTTACAGAACTATCAGATATTTTTGCAGTTGTTACAGAATTACTAGCTAATTTAGATTCAGTTATTGCTGCATCAGATATATCTGCCGATGAGGCGATGTCGCCTACTTCAATCCAGTGAGAGTCATAATAAATAAAAGTTTCTGCAGTTGTTGAATTAAACCACAATGATCCATCTAAAGGAGAAGTCGGTGGATTGTCTCCAACTTGCATTCTTGCGCCAGATGCTGTTCCACCAATCTCAATCCATTGAGAGTCGTAGTACAAGAACGTTCTTGCTGTTTCGGAATCAAACCATATATTTCCCTCAGATGGAGAAACTGGAGCGGTTGTAGAAACCGTTATATTAGATGATTCAGTTGCAGGAGCAAATTTAGCTCCGATTAAACTTTAATATTTGATTAGAGCTAGCGCCAGATGGATCAATTTCAACTCCGGCGATAGAAGCGGTTGAACCGACAACTAGGCCGTTTTTAACTACAAAATCTTTATCTGACACTAAAGTTCACTATCCCTCTAGTTTAATAAAACTATTAAATTGTTTTAACTATCTCTAGCTAATATCTTACACTGCAATCAATGTTCTTGCAACTTTAACTGTAGCATTTGTTGATGCTGCGTCTGTGATTGTAACTCTTAAGAGCACATCATTTGAAGAAATTGATGTTGAAACAGTAAGCGGAATTCTTGTTCCGCCAAGTTCAATTACTGCATACTCTGAAAGATATGAGTCTGTGCCATCATGAGCCAAGAGCACCTCTGAAGAAGTGTACTTAGAACCTTGAGTAACTTGGACTAGATACTTAGCTGTTCTGTATACAGTCTTATCAAAGCTATCTACCGTTGTAACAGTATTAACTGTAACTGATTGGGTTGAAGTATTAAGTTCACCTGTTCCAGAATCAAGAGTAATTGCTCCAGAAGCAACGTTTGCAAATGTTACAGATGCAGATGTTGCTACGTCCTGGCCAATTGACAAAGATATTGTATTTGCTCCGTCATCATATGACTTTGTTACACCAGTTCCAGCAGTTAGTGCGGTATTTACCGCATCTTGAGCTGCTTCATCAAAGTCTGAAACTTGAGTTGAGTTTATGGATATTGATGCGTTGCTTGCTCCAGTTAAACGACCCTGGGCATCCACTGTAAATGTAGAGACCGTATCAGTTGATCCATACGAACCTGCTGCCACTGTTGTATTTGCCAGTGTAACTGTAAATGTTCCACCTTCGGTTCCGGTATTAGATACTGATATTCCAGTCCCAGCTGCAACTGCTTCAACGTAGTCTCCTGCTGTATTTGAACCTAGCGTTATTGTTGAATTAACCCATGCGGAACCAGTGTACTTTAGGAAATCATCTCCAGATGGTGATGTAAGAGTTACATCGCTAACATCATTAAGAGAATTAATTGTTATACCAGAAATATCATCAACAGTGGCTATATTGGCGAATGTATTGCCATCTGAGCTGATCTGCCATTTGTCTGCTGTTTCATCCCACTTAAGGACCGCATTATCTGATGATCCACGCTCAACTTCAATGCCGGCGTCTAATGTTGGTGTCCCTGTAACATTGCTGTTAAGTACTACTATATTGTCTTCAACGGCAAGTGTCTCAGTATTAAGAGTTGTTGTATTGCCCTGAACCGTAAGGTTTCCAGTAACAGTAAGATTTTGACCTATTGTTACGTTGTCTGGCAAGCCTATTGTTATAGCTCCAGCTGAAGCTGATACTTCAACTTCATTTGCTGTACCAGTGAGTGAAGTTACTGCATTGCTAGAAAGGTCGCTAATTTGTGATGCTGTAATTGAAATTGTTGTGTTTGCAGCGGCGGTTAGGCGACCCTGTGCATCAACAGTAAATGTTGCAACAGAATTAGCTGCCCCATACGATCCAGCTGAAACTGCTGTATCAGCAAGATCTAGAGTTACGGCACCAGATGTACCGCCACCACTAAGACCTGTTCCTGCAGTGACTGACTCTATATCGCCAGCATCGTTTGTGAAGCTAATGACACCAGTTGTAGAGTTATATGATAGATCTCCACCTGCACTGATTTGAGCTCTAACGTTTGATTGGAAATCAGAAACCTGACTTGCAAGAATGCTTATTGCATTTTCTGAGGCGGCTGTTAGGCGACCTTGTTCATCTACAGTAAATGTTACTGCTGTATTAGAATCTCCATATGTTCCTGCGGTAACTGCTGTATTATCAAGAGATACTGTTACCGTATCTGTATCAGATGTTGCTGTGCTTAAACCAGTTCCACCAGCGATTGTGAGCGTATCAGAACCTGAAGTAATCGTCTTGCTGGAGCCGCTATCGGCGGCTACATCAAATGCGGTAGCAACGTTGGCTATTGCATTATCAGTATATGTTGCTGCGTTTGACTGTGCGCTAGATGCTGCGCCGTAGGCGTCATAGGTATTTGCGGTTACTTCAATCGTTGGAGTAGAGCCTTCTCCTCCAGCATTGGATATTGTAATACCTGTACCTGCTGTTACATTGGATACATAATCACCAACTGTATCAGTAGAAAGATTTACTGGATCATTGATCCATGAGTTACCATCATAGCGAAGGAAATCTCCGTTTGCTGCATTTGTTATTGTTACGTCGCCCAAGTCATCAATCGAAGCTATTGAAATCGTAGTTCCAGAAACGGCAGCATAAACGCTTACTCTTACTGCATTTGATGCTACTGCTGCAGAAAAGTCAAGCGTTACACTTCCAGTAGTTGTTGCTTCCCAGCGAACATCAATGACCTCATATGGGCTCGATGCGTTGCGGGCAACTACAACAACATCTCTTGTTCCAAGATTGTGACTTATTGTGTATGAACTATTTGTTCCATCGCCAATTGTTTCAGAATGGATAGTTCCTTCAATTGTGTTTGTATCTGGACCAGGTGCAAATTTTGTTCCATCAAACTTTAAAACTTGATTTGTGGTTGCGTTAGCTGTATCAATTTCCGTTCCATTAACGAAAAGAGTGGTTACATTTGCTTGTGTTGTTTGAATTGTTGAAGGAAGAGAAAGAGTGTAAACGCCACTAGTTGCGTTTGCGGAAACTGATACTTGATTAGCTGTACCAACAACATTGGAGATAAGGTTTACTCCGGATTATTGCGTTTGCTGTGCTATTCTTATAGAATAACTTTCCATCAGCTACGTTGATTGCCAATTCTCCAAGAGTGAGGGACTCTGGAGCATTGTTTGCTTCATCAGATCTCTTCAACAAAAGTGTATTATTTACAGCAAAAATGGAACCACTAAAAGCCACGATTTTCTCCTTAAAAGATTAATTTAAATCACTAAGTATAGTAATATTTTTAAAATATATACTCACACTAGTTTAATATAGTTTATAATTATTTTTTACAAAAGTCAAATTTAACCCATCACAACAACTGTGTAAGCGTTGGCGGAGACTGAAGCCGCAAACGATACTGTAATAGTGTCAAGAGTAGTTCTGGCTACGCTTGATGTGACTGTTTCATAAGTCGAATTATCATATATTTCAACAACTAAATCTCTAGTATTTAAATTATGAACTACAGAATAAGACGATGCTCCATTGCCAATTATTTCAGTATATTTGGTCACTGTAGTTACAGGTGGCGCAGCTGTTCCTATTTCAATCCACTGAGAATCATAATAAATAAAGGTTCTAGCACTGTTAGAATCAAACCAAAGTTGACCTAGAAGTGGAGTAGAAGGTGTAGCAGAAGAGACTATAGGAACTCCAGTTGCAGGAACTGCCGGCGTCCATTCTGATCCACTCCAGTATAAGAAATCTCCACTTGATGGAGTAGCAGAACTAACATCTGTTAAGTCAGAAAGAGCTGCAACTGTAGACGCTAATCCTGGAACAAATTTAGTTCCATCAAATCTTAATACTTGATCAGTGCTGCTTGCTCCGCTTGGATCAATTTCTATTGAATCGACAAAAAGAGTTGCAGTAGTTACTGAATCAAAATTTGGAGTTGCAGAAACAGCTATTTCTGGAGAAATTGAACCTAATCCAATATCATTACTTAAGACTATATTGTTTCCTGCAGATATAGACTCAACATAATTTCCATCAGTATCTACTCCAAGATTTACTGCATCATTTATCCATGTAGCGCCATTCCATCGCAAAAAATCACCATCGTTTGCCATAGAAATTGTAACATCGCTCAAATCATTTATTGAAGCTGTTGATAGAGCTACTGTGTGATCGTGTAAATCATGTCTGGCAGTTGTTAAATATTGAGTATGGTCATCGTCAGATAGACCCGTCATTGAACCGTGATCAGAGACTGGTGTTGTTGGAATTGAGTCCCCAGAAGAAGTTACTCTTCTTAAGTCATAAATTCCACGAATTGCTGTATTTACTGAATTAGTAAAAGAGTCTGTTCCTTGAAACACGACTTTGTGTAACGGGCGGAATTCAAAAATTGGAAACCCGTCAAGATTAAGGTCTTCCCAAATGGCTGCTTCTGCTTCGCCAATGGTATTATATGAAGCCTGTCCCATGATTGCAATGACTGGCTCATTCAAGTTATTTGTAGCAATAATCCAAGAGATCGCAAACTTGTTATTGTCAATATCTGTTGTTGACCAGTTTGGCGCACTGTATGAATTATATTTAGGGCGAGATGTGCCTTGTTTAAATGCAAACTCTGTTGCTACATCTTTTGTCCAGTGCGAGTTTAGCTTATAAAATACTGGTATTTCTGCGTTGCCTTGTAGTGTTTGCTCCCACGTATCAGCTGTAGGAGTCTCGCTATGAACAATGTCAACTTGTAAATCTTCATCAAAGAAAGTTCCATTTGCGATGTCAAATTTGGCGTGCGCATCGCTACTGCCATCTCCATCTATACTGTAATTATTTACGCCAAATCCACTAGCTATTACTGCTCCACGAGTTCTATGCAGATACTCATGAGTTGCCCAATCTAAAGTAATTCCATGACGCTCGTCGGCAAAGAAATATGCTTTTGAATCTGTTTGATTCCAGTATATATACGCTGTAGGAGTGTCATTTTCCCAATCAAAATAAGTTGTTTTATAATTTAATACTCCAGTATTATCGAAATAAATATAATATAATCCAGATGTCGTTGGTAAAGTCGTTGATTCTGTAGATGTTTTTACGTATCTTATACCCTTGCACCATACTGTATAGCTACTAGAAGCTGGAGATATTGTAAATTGTCTTGTGGATTCGTTAAACGAAATAACGCTATCTGCCTTATTCTCGTGACCAATTGGCTCTGAAGATGGAAATACACTATTTACCCACGTACTTCCATTGTATTGCAGAAGCTGACCATTTTGCGCTGATGTGATAACAACATCTGCCAATTCATCAATATTGTGAGTAGATATACTCGAAATATTTCCAGTAACATTTCCAACAAAATTTGCTGTTACTGTATTAAAGATTACATTGGCTGAAGAAGAAACGTCTTGACCAATCGAAATAGTTGGAGAAGAACCTTCTCCTGAATTATTAGAAAGTGTTACTCCAGTTCCAGAAACTAAAGACTGAACATAATCTCCTACGGTGTCTGTCCCAAGATTTATTTCATCATTAATCCAAGTAGATCCGTTATAACGAAGATAATCTCCATTTGAAGAATTAGATAAAACAACATCTGCTAAATCATCTATCGAAGCTGTTTCTATAGAACCAATATCGTAATAATTAGTTCCATCATTTGTAAATTGCCATTTATCAACTGATTCGTTCCAGCGGATTACGACATTATCTTCACTGCCACGGTTTACTTCTACTCCAGCATTTAAACCATCGGGAGGAACTCCAGTTAATCCAGAGTTAAGAATAATTATATTATCTTCAACAGTTAAAGTTTCTGTATTGATAGTGGTAGTGTTGCCAGAAATTGTTAGATTGCCAGAAATTGAGATATCAGAATTTATCTGTACACTATCTTCAGTTTGTATCAAAGAATCATTTGGCTGAGACCAATTTAAAGAAGTATTGACAAGAATATTTGAAGTATTTTTATAATACAATACCCCATTATATGGGTCTATTGCTATCTGTCCTTGAACTATATTTGGCGTTGGCATTATTTTTACCTTCTGTTTCTAAAAATAATTAGAAGGTTCCGCCATCAATAACTGAATTGCTAATAGTTACGTTGCTGAGAGAACCACCCGTAATACTTACATTGCTTGCATCTTGAATGGCAATTGTTCCAAGGCCAAGAGTTGTTCTTGCTGCTGATGCATTTGCGCTTGCTATTAAGCTTCTACCATATGCGGTAAGGTCGGCTAGACTTGCTGTGCCAGAACCAGTAAAGTATGGAAGTTTATCGGCGGCCGAAGTTAAGCCAGCTATTGCTGCAAGCTCTGCGTCATATGCTTGTACATCTGTGCCTATTGCTAATCCAAGATTTGTTCTTGCTGCTGATGCTGAAGTTGCGCCCGTACCACCATGACTTATTGATATGGTCGAAGCGTTCCAAGTTCCAACTGTTACTGTGCCAAGAGAAGTTAGGCTAGAATTTACTACAGAAGAACCAAGAGTTGTATTGGAAAGAACTGTAGATCCTGCGATCATATAAGTTTTTCCAGAAGCTACGTCAATATTTTCTGAAGCTGTCCAGGCATCGGTTGAATCAACCCAGTTAAATGTTTTTTCAGTATCTCCTAAAACTGTTATTCCTGCTCCATCGGCGGCTGCATCTGATGGACTTGACGTATTGGCAAGAACTATATTTTTGTCTTCTACAGTTAGAGTAGACGTATTTAAAGTTGTAGTGTTTCCTTGGACTAACAGATCTCCAGTAACAGTCAAGTTATTGGGTATTGTTACGTCATTTGCCAATGAGAATGTCACGTTTCCATTTGAAGCGGAAACAACAATTTCATTAGACGTACCAGTTACCGAAAGGACACCTTCGTTTGTGACAGTATATGTTCCGCCTTCAGTTCCCGTATTTGAAACAGAAATTCCGGTTCCGGCAGAAACTGATTCTACATAATCTCCATTTGTATTTGTACCAAGATCAATTAAAACAGCACTAGTTGATGCGGCAGTTAGTCTTCCTTGAGCATCTACTGTAAAGCTAGGAATATGCGTTGCGTTTCCGTATGATGCTGCCGTTACAGCTGTATTGTCAAGATTAACGGTAACTGCATTATTTGATACAACTGATGTCAAACCAGTGCCACCAGATATTGTTAACGTGTCAGAGCCTGAAGTGATCGTTGTGTTGGAACCTGAGTCTCCAGCAACGTCGAAAGAAGTTGCAACAGCACTAATATTTGAATTTACATTTGCAATTAATTCGTCAACATAAAGTTTTGTTGTTGCGTGTGCGTTTGCGGACGGTGCTTCAACAGATACTGTTCCCGTAAATGTCTTATTGCCAGAAATTGTCTGATTACTGGTTAGAGTTGCAAATGCTCCTGAGCCAGCAATTGGTATAACTGTTGTGGCGCTTCCACCAGCTCCACCTGTGCCTTTTCCGTAGTAAAGAACGTCACCGACTTCATTAAAGGCTAGTTCTGCGTTTTCTAGACTAGATGGGGCGTCCGCTGAACCTGACGCTCTTCTTTTAATTCTTAGTATATTAGCCATGCCTAGAAGTTCCCTCCGTCTACTAAATTTTCTTCATTATAATTAACCCAAGCCGTACCGTTATAACGCAATACTTGCCCACTACTTACTGAATTAATAGTAACATCGGTTAAACCATTTAATACTGATTGATTTAAAATATTAGTTTCTGCTTCTATTATTCTATCTTTAACAGTTAAATGAGATCCAGCTGGATTTAATCCCAAAACTGTTTGTATTGCCTCTACTGCGTCATTTAAATCTGAGTGCTGCTGATGGTGAGGTACTGTAGGAGAGTCTAACCTATCAGAGGTAGTTGGATTTACAAAATTATCTAATGCTGAAGGATATTGTATTGGCACTTTCAATCCTTAAATTGATAGAATTTTTGTAGATTCTTCATTCCAAAATATAGTAACAGAACTAACTGTATTTAAACCTGCATAAGGTAAACCGTCAGAAGTATCAATATAAAATATAAGTCTTGCATTTGCGTCTGACGGTTGATACTGATATAGCGCTATTGCGTCAAATGAAGATCCATCATATTCTGTTAAGGTAACGTTGTCTGCATCTAAAATTCCATTAGTGCTTGTTACCGATGTAATTGCTTCTGATCTTCTAACTATTCCATTAGATGGAATATCGGCTACATATTGATCGGTATTTTGATCTGGAGTATATTCTGGGTTTTTTAGCAGAAGTACTTTTAATTGATCAGTTAATACATTTATTTGACCATTTAATAATGCTTCTTTTGCTTTTTTATAAACAAAATTTGCCATTATATTCCAATATCTTTAGATATTTTAATTCTATATTTATAACCCTGTTCAAAATAATTTTTACCAGGAGTAAAATATGACGGAGTTGCATCTTCTAACGACGGAAAATCTACATAGACTTCTGGCTTCCAGGAATGCATCTTTACTTCTGCATTTAATGTTTCCCAACGAGAAGGTGCTTTTTGTATTTTCTTTCTTTGGCATTGAAAATATTTGTTTGTTAAAAAGTTTGAGGCTGGTCTTTCGTTGAAAACTATTGCTACTCTTCCATCGTTATAATCATTTTCTAGATAAAATTCTCCATCAGATGGAATTGTCTCTTCAATATAAAAGTTTGGATTTTTTGCTATTATAGAATAGCTAACATCTATATCTGTTTTGATAGATTTATCTTCAATTAAAACAGGAACAAGTCCAGGATCCTGCACCTCTATAGCATTAGGTGTTGCTCCACAATTTGCCCAAGTAAATTCAATTTCTTCTGTAGCAACTACATTGCCCGAAGCATCAACTAGATTTTCTGAAATTATGCAATAGTCTGTATTCTCACTTAACTCTGTGGTTCTCCAATATAGAGTTAAGATTCTTGAAATCTGATTATAATCTTTTATTGTATTAATTGTCTCAAAGGGTGCAGAGACTTGTGTTGGGGTAGCGCCTGCTACAACTACTTTAAAGTTTTCATTCTTTAAAGAAGATATTTTTATTGTTCGACCAAATTTAATGGAAACTGAGTAACAGCCAACAATAGCTTGATCAATAAGATATAGTGCCACTTAGAATCTCCAAATCACTAACTAAATACAATAGTAATCACTTATCCATAAATACTAAAACGAGGGGCCGAGATTTCTCTCGGGCCCCTCGTCTAGGGTTGTAACTATAACTACCCTAAGGTCAGGCCATTTCGTTGGTGACCTGTACTTCGTAGTTACGAGCTAGTCTGACGTTCTTAGCCACTGTGATTCCCTCACCGTCGCCGAGCATTACGATGTCATAGCGCTCCTTCATCTTCATTGCACGGATGTCACGGCTTGGATCATCAAACTGATCTGTGCTCATGTCTTCCTTGACGAGGAGTGTTCCGACTTCGTTGCGGTCAATTAGGAATAGGTCCGACTTAGCAGGTGTTGAACCACTCTTAGCCGTGAAGCTTACGAATGGTGACACTATAACGTTGAGACCCATTGGGGCTGTAGCGTTAAGAGCGCCATCTGCTGACTGTGGACGGTAACCCCAGCTTGTGTTGACTGCAGCTGCGGAGCCACCAGCATGGAAGATGCTATCCTTAAGGAAGATCGACCACATTAGTGGGTGAAGGATGAAGTCTGTTGGAACATGGTTCTCAGCCATCAAAACGGCTGCCATGTCAACAATGTCATCCCAAGTGACTGTATTATTCAGTGCACCGTTGATGTCACGACCAGTTGTCTGGGCGTATGAGCCAGTGTTGTCGTTGTCAAAGACGATTGTTGCAGCGTCCTTAAAACGGCTAAGGGCAATTTGTTCCTTCAAGCGAGCCATTGCACGGCCAGCAGCGCGGACATGGAGGCCTACGATATCCCAAAGTGAGTCAGCAATTACTTCCTCTGTGAAAGCTAGCTTGACACCCTTCTTGGAGACCTTTCCTTCCACCTGCTTTGCAAATGCGAGGGCTTGCTCTGGGTATTCTTGTCCTTCTGGAATCTCGGCAGCTTGAATTGCATTAACTGCTGGGAACTCCAAAGAACGCCCTTTGCCAAGGCGAACTGTGGAAAGAAGAGGCGTCACCAACAATTGTGGTTCTGCAGCTTCCTTTAAGGTACGAGAGATAACTTTTGGAAACAAAGCTGCAGCATCGGATGATGCAAATGCCTCTTTAATTGTTACCCTGTTTTCTCCGTCGATGTACCCGTCCTCAGATAATGCAGCTTCCCAAGCTGGGAGCCCAGAGAGGAGTTCTTGGATTGTCTTACTCATCTTAGGATTTTCCTCCTGTTATCTTTCTTTATAGGGTCAAGTTGACGCGGAATGCGCCAATGACATTGTTTACATCCAGGTTAGCGCGTATACCGAGCTTACCACTGTAGGCACCTGAGCGTGTGAGCTCAAATACTGTCTTTAGTGCACCTGGATCTGATGGGAGTTGCATGTAGGAAAGGAGGCCGTCATCAAAGTTCGTTGCGAACTTCTCTACCTCAATTACCTTACCAACTTGCAACCATGGGTAGTCACCTGCATCGGCATTTGACAATGCCACTGGGCGACCCATGTGATCTGCTCTGACGAGTGAACCAACTGCTACATCGGCGTTTACGCCATCAACCATTGGATACTCAACGTAACCATGGGTGATGAAGCCTGCGCCTTGCGAGGTTCCCTTGTCAAATGGACGATAAAGGTCATACTGAGCGCAACCAATTGGCTTTGAGTAAGCTGCTACTGCAACTGTATCTGTTGAGCCTGTTGTGGTGCTTGGTGTGGCTCCATCTAGTGGATCCCAACCGCTCATTGTATCACCCCAGGTAACGCTTCCACTTGTTCCGTTTGCTGGAACAACTCTTGCATCACCATTGCTGTCTGCGACTACTGAGAGAATTGTTCCCTTTGTAAGAACGATCTCAAAGCGGTCATCTTCTGAATCCAGGTACCATGTTGGCAAGCCAGGATGTGGAAGCAAGTAAGCTGCTGGAGCAATGCCCTCAGAAACTACGAAACGACCGGCACCTGTTTTGGCATGTACCTTACGGAATTTTGCTAAACTCATTTTTTTTATCTCCTATCAGATTATTAGAGTTTACGTCTACCCATTAGGGCATCTACGAAAAGCTGCTCAAAGCTTCCTTCAGCTTTGACTTCCTTTTCTTCTTGCTTTTCATCAACTGTAACAACGTTTTGTTCTTCTGCTACAGCCAATTCTGATTCCATTGTTGGAACTTCAAAAGCTTTTGTCTTTTTCTCAGGAAGCTTTGCGAGATCTCTTAAGCTATCGGCCAAAGAAGATGCTGTTCTTGTAGCATGATCCTCGACTAGCTTATCTCTATCGCCTGCTGATTCTAAGCCAAGAGCAATCTTGGTATCAACAACTCTTTCTGCAAGAGTCTTGTGAAGTGCTGCTTTTAAGCGAGCATTTTCTTCCTGCAAAGACTTGATCAAATTTTGACTCTCGTCATCTCCTTGCTCAGCGCCTTCGTTTTCTTGGGCAGTGAGGTCATCGGATTTGATCTCCTCTTTTTCAGGACTTTCTGCATCAGCTTTTTCTTCTGATGCTTCTGGTGACTCTTCGGCTTTTTCAGAATCAACAGCTTCTTCAGCTTGTTCTTCCGCTTTTTCCGAATTGTCATCAGAAATCTCTTCCTGCTTTTGTTCTTCGGCAGGTTGTTCAATGTTCTCTTCAACATTTTCTTCAACAGCATTTTCTTCTGCTGGCTTTTCTTCTACTGTATCCGTAGAAGCTGCGGCAATTGTAGAGAGATCCTGACTTAGCTCTTCTGCTACAGTCAGAATATCTTCCTTTACCTGAGCGTCTTCCATACTTATATTCTCCTCAGATGTTGTTTTATTTGAATCTTTATTAAATAGTAATGATTTCTCTATACTATTGCTATTTTCGCTTTCTTGAATGGCCATTGCCGCCAAGAAGGCTCCTTTTGTATGTAGGTAAACTGGTCTTGATTCTTTCTTCTTCATATTCTTAAGAATGGACTCGTTTTCCTCTAATGATATAATATCTTCTTGATCCATGTGGAGAACAAAAGCACTACTTCTTGCAACCCAATTATCTGAGTCTGCCAAGGCGACTTTATCTCCTGGAGCCTTTGCGTTTCTAACTCCAGATCTTTGATCTGCTGGTTGATTGACGAAAGAATACTCTTTAAATGATATATCCTGCATGTCTATAAAGGCTAATTTTCCCTTATAAACTTGTCCTCTTTTATACTTTGGGAACTTTGGCCTTCCATTGGCGTCTTCTTTGGCCAGGTCATCTCCGGATATGGAGCAGACTGCCTTGCCGGCTCTTCCCCCTACTGAACCTGTAAGGTATCTTTTATCTGCTATCTTTTGAGCTGCAACTGGGTCAGTAATTGCTATTTGCAATCTTACGTAAGCTGCCCCATCTTCTTCTTTTTCCATTTTTGCGGCCATCACTCTGCCTATGGGCTCAGAGCTTAAATCATGATTCATAATGATTGGCTTTGGATAGGGCTCAACCCATGACTGGAGAGCCTTTTCTAGCTCTGCTGATGAATAATTATTATAATTTGCTGTTAATCCGCTCGTGGATAGCAGCTACTTCTATTATTAAACCATGGTTAGCATTGAAGTTTTCAGAAAAATTATATTTAGACTCGGTCAAGTCAGGAAACTCTACCGTAAAACTCTCTATAAAATCAAAGCTCATTTTAAACCTCTGGATTGAACTATAAAATATAGTACATTTCTTTTTATAACATTAAACAATTTTATATAAATATATCAGACTTTTGATAGGTTGTCCAGTAGTTCAGAACTTCTTAAGTCTTTATTTTGCCTATACTCTTTTAGGTGAACTGGAGACATTATATGAGGAGAGTATATGTACGATGCGCTGTACAGACTGTAGTTCTTAGTTGCTGCGTTTTTAGACCAGCCTAAGTCTTCACCTTGTTGGTGAAATTCATAATCTACATTCATATAAACATCTTTTGACATCATTTTTGCTGCCATTATTATATCCGATTGAAAGTAGGTTCCTATTGGATAATCTTTTCTTCTAAATGCTTTTTCGCCAGCTTTATCTTTCCAGGACATTACACTTGGATAATCTTTTCCTATTGGGGTCATGTACATCAATGGAGAAACGGCGTCTGCTCCATTTTGAATATGGGCTATTAGAAGTTCTAGAGTGTTTGGATTCTCTATCAAAATATCTGAATCTAAACTAAAGTAAAAATCAGGCTTAATATCTCTGACTTTAGATAATATTGAATTTCTCATATTAATCATATTGTGGTATTTTGACAGAGTCCACTGCCTACCATTATTTTGATGCTCAAAATGAGGAATGTCTTTTCTTTCAACTATTTCAAATAGTGGAATATTTTTGTCAATTCGCTTCCAAGCCAACAAAGACTGTACTGTAGGATTATCATCTGGAGATACTTCAAAAACAAATCCTATTTCAGACATATGAACAGATTGTTTCAGTATGCATCTGATCCAATCTGGAAGAATCCAATCTCTTTTATAGATTGGGCAGCCTATGATTAATTTCATTGATCTGAGTCTTTAAGCTTCTCTTCTTTTGGCTCTGACTTTTTATTTGAGACTTTCTTTTCAACTTGTTCTTCGACTTTTTTTGGTTCATTTTTTACTTCTGGAGTTTCACTTTGATCATCCTCGCTTGAATTAAAAATGATATCAAAACCTTCTGCAAAGGCATCTACTATTTCAGAAAGAATCTGCATAGCAAGACGTAGCTGATTGTTTTCAACTGCTGTTTTAAAACCTTTAATTGCATCTTCTTCTTGAAGATATGTTTTTGAAAGTTCGGACATAATTACTAGACTCATTTATTATCTTTTTCCTTTTTTTCTTCTTCAGTGTACACTACATTATAGTCTTTTTCTAAAACATTTTCAATCACAGACAACCATGTTAAATCTGATCTTCTAATATTTGGAGAAGTGTTTCTTCCATTTTGATTTGCTGGACGGGTTGCATTACCAGCGCCTCTTCTTCTATTCGGCAGGTTTCTTGCTCCTCCTGTTGAGGAATCTTGCTTGTCTGAATCAGCTGTGGTTTTCATTTGAGCTTGAGCGTTCATCATATCCATCTGAAGCTTACTTTGCATTGACGCAAACAGCTCACTGTCGTCAAATTCTGGATCAAGATTAAGCTCTAATCTTGCTTCAGAGATTCCTATCAAATTATTAACAAATTTTTGTATAATATGAGTTTCTTTTTTAACTTGAGTATCTACGTCTATTTCATTGAACTTGAAGAAGCACCTGTCTGAGATGCCTTCGGTTGATGGATTTAAAACTGGATCGTATCCTGCTTCAAATAAGAGTTCATTAAAGATGTGAAGTCTAACAGCTTCTGAAAAAAGTTTTTGATATTTTTTAATCTTATCATACAAGGCTACATCTAATCTGTCAGTCACAGATCTGTTGCCGCCATTCATACTCATTCCAAGATGATGGGGCGCTAAGCCAAGACCAACTGAAACTCTCTCTTTGAAGTGCTCTAAGTATGGACCTGCGTCTAAAACCTCTTTTCCTGCACCAACTATGTCTATAGTGTGTCTATGGGGAAGTATTAGTCCACCTTCTGATCTTAGATTCTCAATTTCAGCTGATGCTCTGTCTATTTCATCAGGTTCAGCTGGCTGCTCGGGAGTGCCAATAGTATATTTGTATAATGGAAATAGTTCTCTGTGAACTAGATTTTGTATATCTTCTTCTAGCTGTCTAAGTGCGACTACATCATCAAGAACGTTGCTTAGAAATGGAGTTCCAAAAGCTCTTCCGGTCTTTTTATCAACAGATATATGAATCACTCTATCTGCGGCCCAAACTGGATCTCTATCTGTTGGTGAATAAGTGAGTGGATCAGTAGACTGCTGATATGCTTTTGGTCTATTAAACTTATCTCTTAAAATTCTAACTTGTTCGGTTGGTATCAAATAATATCCAACAATTGGTTGAGTTGAATTTATTGGAGTAAGTTTTTCGGGAAAATATTCTGATATATCTCCTCTAGCCTTTACAATAAAGGCGTTTCCAAATTTAAATAACTGATCTGAAACTTCTTCAAGAAAATCCATGAAAGGTCTCTTCATGGCCATTTCTATAAAATCTATTCTCTGATACAAATAAGAGACAGCTTCAGGATTTTCTCCCGTTACTTGCCAGCCTTCTTTCCAAAAGAGTTCTTTGTATTTATTTATAGCTTGACGAACATAGGAGTCTGTATCAACAGCTTGCATGATACGATCAAAGTCATAGGGCGAAGGCTCAAATGTTGATCTTTTATTATAATACCAAGTTGAACCTTGATAGCCCAAAGCTAGGGCAGCAACCTTCATTGTTTTTGGTATCAACCTAACGTCTTCTGGATCTATTGTTTTGGCTACAAAACGTCTGCCTGAAACATTATCCGTAGAACGAAATGGCAGATAATCTAAAATGGCCATTTTTTCTCCTATAAAAGCTATTTAAATAGTAGCCCTAGGGCTAGCTTTTATAACTTACTTTTGCTCTATGCCAGCTCTTTCGAAGGTATTCTTAATAATAAGACCCTTTACAGCTTCAAGCCAAAAGATAGTTTCCGACTCTGGAAAGTCACTTCTATACGAAAGATTCTTGTCGCTAATCTTAATTTCTATTGCAAACTCTGACTTTTGCTCTTGTGTATTTTCTTCTGACATTTTACTTTTTTCCTCTCATGTTATTAATTATATTTGTTAACTGTTTAATTGTAGCATCTTTTACAACTAGCTCGGTAGTCAATTGAGCAAGTTTTTCTTGAAATGACGCAATAATTAAATTTACATCTAAACTGGAATCTTGTTGAGAATTATTAGATTCTAATTTATTTTTTTCTTCTTCTAAGGACATTTGATCTCTTGTACTTTCGATGCTTTCTTCTGGAGATGAATAATCATCTATGTCAACTTGGCTCTGCCAACTAGGTCTTTGGTTTATTTTTGACATCTTCCAATTATACCATTTTTTTGAACTCATTAGTCAATTTTACCACTATTTTTTCAAATTATCAATACCTGTTTTAACTCAGTCAATACTTATATTTGCAATTTCTGTAGTTTTTATAATTTTTAACTATTATATCCCAATTGTTGCTCCAACACCCTAATTCTTCTGCGAAGATCTTGAATATTCGCAACGCTCAATGCCAATATATCAAGATGTTTATACATCGTGACTTCGCCATCACCGTTCTCTTCATAATTATAAATTGAAAGCATACCGTCGCTTGCTTCTTCAACCTCTTCTGCTATAAATCCAATATCAGTGGAAGACTCTCTTCGCAATTTTTCTTCATGGGATTCTTCTCTAAATAGCGCAGGATTGTGTTTCCAATTAAATGTTCTTGGTTTAAGTTTATCAATTAATGAAATATTATTAAAATCTTGTATATTTTCTTTTAATTCTCTTTTAGATGTCTGCCTAATAACTTCTCCATTTAGAACTGAGAGTGGAGTCCCAGAACCGCCAAATGTTGTAAGACCGATTATCTGTCTTGCCGATGTAAACTGATTTAAATTTACAAATAGTGACTGGCCAGCAATCCACATGCTACCAACATTACTTGTGTCAATAAAAAGACCTTGCGAACCACCAGCAAATATATAACACTGGGTTGCAGTACCACCTGCATCTGTGCCAAGTAAAATTTGACCTCCATCTATTGGTAATAAAATTCTGCCTCCAACTTGAAGTGAAGATCCACTAATACTTACACCGGTAATATTAACTCCATTAATATCAGTTGAATTTATTGTGCCACCAACGAGCAAGTCTCCAGAAATAGAACCTGAAGTTGCGTTTATTTCTCCTGTTATCTCCGCATTTGTTGCCGTTAAGGCTCCACTAGAAGTGACTTTAAATGTTCCGCCATTTATATCGATTGACGTTCCGGAAATAGTGCCGCCAGAAATCAAGTCTCCAGAAATGCTTCCAGATGTGGCGCTAAAGTCTCCCGCACTGTTTACCTTAAACGGTGCCGCGGCGTATGTTGACGCTCCCAACCACATGTTTCCTGTCGAATCGACATGAAAAGAAGTGGCGTCTGATCCCCCAATGTCTATAGTTCCTCCACTTAAAGCTCCACTGAAAGTTCCCCCAGCCGCAGAAAGATCGCCAGAAAAAGTTCCCCCAGCCGCAGAAAGATTTCCAGAAAAAGTTCCCCCAGCCGCAGAAAGATTTCCAGTAAAAGTAAGATTTGTTCCATCAAAATACAAATACTTAGTAGATGATCCAACTTTGAATTGATCTGATACAGCTGTGTCAGTATCATTTCTTCTCCAGCGGTTGTCAGCATTTATATATACTGATTCTGCTTTTAGTCCACCTCTAATTGAAGCCGATGAGAACTCTGCATATCCATCGCCTGCTATTATCCAACCATCTGTTCCTGTTGTCCAGGTAGTTGTGTTAGCATCATAAGTTCCGTCATAATCAGAAGATCTTAAGACTGCCATGTTTGCTGGAGCTGCAAAGTTTGATTGAGGACCTGCTTGAGAAAGAATTACTTCGTGGGCACCTATTGTTCCAGCTGTTATTTTTGCAGCCGTTATACTTGATAGATACTGATCCCCAATCAATGGACTGTCCTGATCCGTTCTGACTAGCGGAGACCAAGAGCTATAGTTATTGCTAGTATCTTTTGTTCTAACTCTTCCGTAGTATCTGATATTGGCTACATCAGTGCTATTTTCTACGGCAATTGAGAAAACATTGGAGCCAGACTGTCCAGACAAATAAATGGTGGGATCTGCTATCAAAGAATAGTTTGGAAATGATCCTGTAATTTGATCTGAATTATATAACTCATATTCATATGATATAACATCTTTTTCTAACACGTTGTCAAATACAAACATGACTTGTTCAAAGAATGCGTATAAAGCAAGATTCAAGGGGTAATCTGGAATTGTTTGATCTACCGGAACAGATATTCTTATTGCGTTTGCGCTTTCAGATTCTACATTTATGTCTGAATTTTTTACCTTAGCTGTAACAATGTAGTTTTTTCCGTGGTTTAAGGTTTTCTATTTTTCTAATAATTTTAGCCATTTAGATTACCTCCAGAAAATGTTCTACCAAAAATATAAGGACTTATTTGTTCTTCTTCAGTCGTGCATTTAGCGTCGTAGGCGTAAGAATAATAATTTACTTTGATCTTTCCATTTGATGATAATTCATTTTTCTCAAAGTTTGATTTAATTTCAAAAACATATGTTTTGTAATATAAATCAGTTTTATTAAAAACCATTTGAGAATTTTGTTTTTCAGAATTATAAAGGTCTATTATAGTCCAGTCTTGCTCGACTATTGGCGTTGGAGTTGCCTCACTGCCAAAGCTAATTATTCTTATTTCTAGTTTACCTAAGTCTGGACCTTTGTCACAATAGAGCTCAATAAAAGGACCAGTAAATAATCCAATTGCTTTTGCTCCTGGAATTAAAGAAACTCCATCTTTCCAGTCTACATCTAAATTAGTAAAAGAAAAAGCATATGTTTGTTCAGTTGATGGATATACATTAAATGAAGTTTGATCTACATCAGACTCTTGCGTTACAAATTCAGATTCTTCTTCTGGACAAGATATATAATCTAAATAGTTTCCATTCTGAACTTTTTTAATATATTTTATATTTTCTGTTTTATAATATAAGCTATATTGTTTTGTAATTTCAACATCTTTTTCATGAAGTTCTGCTGTTTGAAAAAACAATCTATTGTTTATAATATGAGATTTAACTGGAGTAAAATTATAATCATCATTTGATTGAGATTCATAAACAACCAAATATGAATTCATTTCAGTCTGAGTAACTAAAGAGTTATCAATAAAATCATCAATATTTAAATTATTAACATCTACAAAAAGCCAAGAATCTTTTGGTATATCTTGATTTAAAGTAGGTATTGCTATTTCTCTTTTCAGAATAGGATAAACGTAGCTCTCATCTTGAATAGACTCAGATGGACTAGCAGTTGATGGTAAGTACCTAAACCATGTCATGATTATATCTCTATAACTTGAATAATTATCTCGTGACTTTGATCTACGACTGAGTCGTCTACCTCTATGTCAATTATAGCATCTATTACTGGCACGCCTCCATCAATAATATCGGTAGTATATTGAGAAACAGAAATTGCTGATGGTTTATTTGGTATAACGGCAGAATCTTCTTTTACTGAAGAATAATCTATATCTGAAGCTTTTATTTTTTCGGATCCATCTGCTCCACTATGAGAATGTGTTGACAAGTGTACTCCGTCAATTTTTGCGTTTGCCTCAACTGATATATTTCCAGTAATCATTCCCCCATCTTTAAGGAGATACTGTGGATGATGATCTTCCAGCAAATTATCTAAACTTGCATGATTAGATATTAAATCGCTTTCATCTCTATATGTGTAGAAAGAAGATTCAAAGAATGATGCGTATTTGTCTTCTTTTACTGTCTTAATTATTACTGGTTTTGGTTGACCCTTGAAAGAAAGTTGATACAAATAGTTTGCGTATCTTCTTTTAGTTGCAACCAATTTAAATAGATTATCTGCATTTGAATTTATTATCTGATTTCTTTGAACTAGATCGCTCAAGACCATTCCGAAGTTGGCGTTGATTACGTTCGTTGCTATGAGTAATTCATCTGTTAAAAAGGGAAGCTCTTTTGAAAGAGAAGTTGTATAAAAATCAACCTCCATTGAAGAAACAATATCTTTTTTAAATTGAAGAGCTTGAACAAGATATCTTTCATAAAAAACATCGCAATTATCTACATAATCTCTTTTCAAAGAATTTAATATATTTGATATTTCTTCATGAATTGCATTTAATCTAATTGAAAAAAACGCTTGGAACTCAACTGCTTGTTTTTTTGTAATCTTATCCAATTCGGTAAGTGGGATCTCTCCTGGCGATGAGATGATCGTCTCCCTAATGCGTTGCGCGAATTGGGACGCAATTTTGGACCACGCATCAAATTCTGTTGCCACTTGTTTTTGCGAATCATCTTCATAATCCTCCCCAAATTTATATAATAAAATATCTTTTATACATATTGCCTCGTTTAGCATAAATGATAAAAGACTTCTTAAATCATAGAGATACGAAAACGAAGTTTGAGAAATAGCTCTATGATATTCTTCAAGTAATCTTCTGCAGCTAGTTGAAAGTGATCTTTCAGCGTATAAATATTCGCTAAAAGATACATAATCTGCTGCTGGTTCTTTTACTTGATTATATCTCTTTAATTCTTCCCAAAGTTTTTTATGCGATTCTTCTAGGTTTGGATTAAGAGAACTTTTTATATAAACATTAGACAGAAGAAGCTCTAGGTCTGACTTTACTTCGGTAATAAAAGAGTACGTTTGCAATATTCCGCTTTTTACAGATTCTAATGGAATAAAATAGTCTGGCCTTAGGGCATAGTCTGTTTTGTATGGCAGGATCCCATGATACTCTTGTGACATTGAATTGATTGGCGGATTATCATCAAAGAAAGAAACGTCCGTTTTTTCAGCGTCGTAGAATTTATCGCTAGCTTGAGTTACGCTTTCTAAATTATTTATAGACATAAATTACCTAAAAACTTTTTCTTTTGAACGTATTAGGAGTTCTTTTTCTGGAAAACTTTGCTGCCCTAAATATATCTGCTCTTCCAGTTTGAACTATACTTGACTCAGATTTATTATCTTCTTCTTTTGTTGATTGCTGCGGCATGAAAAATGTATTCGAAAAAGTTTGAGTTTTTGTTGTAAAAGATGTTTTCATAAGATCGCCATAGTTTTGTGTTATAGCAAGTAGGGCTAGCATAAGTGCATCATGGGCGTGATCCATTGCAGAGCCACCAGCTTCAAAAACTGGTCTACCGGTTTGGGTTGTTCTAACTACAATATATGAAATAAGTTGTAAATATAGTTCTTCGTCTGTTTCTGGAAATTGCAATCTTTCTTTTTCTAAATATTGCCTAAGATTGTCAACCATAAATGGTTTCATTTCTTTTTTAATTGGAAGCTGAGTATATGGATCTCTAACATCTATTGTTTCGGCAAACGAAATTCCTTTTACCTTGTTCTTTAATCCAGATCTTTCGTCTTCTATTCCCTTTTTATGAAGAAGCTCTACTTGAACTTCTCCAAATCCTCTGTCAACATAGATGTGTTTTGGGTTAAAAATCCTATTTAGCTCTACGATTCTGTCTACTGCTTTTGTTAGAGTATATTCTGATTTATCTATTTCTTCTCTGTAGCATAATTTAATTTTGTTTTTAAATCTTTCATCTTCGTAGTCGTTTCCACAAACTTCTAAAACAACTATGTTTGTTCCTGCTCCATACTTATCCCAGTCAACACCTATCGTGTAAAAAGATCTTGCTGAGTTTACTGATGGCTCATATTTCCACGCCGGAGAAACGAAAGCTAAATCAACATATTTTCTTGGATACACTCCTTCAGAGTCTTCGCCCCAGTCTGCTTCAATTTCATGTCTATATCCAACTTCGGAGTATTGTTCTCTGAATTCATCTTCTTGATCTTTTGAAAAAAATGGGTTTACATAGCTAGGAAACCAAAACTCTTTAAATCTATTGCTATTGCACCATTCCCAAAATTTTTCTCTTCTACCAGTAGGAGTAGAAGCTCCTATCAGAACTTTATCTGGTTGATCTTCTGCGGTTTTCTGCAGCATTGCGTACAAGGCATCTAGGTCTCCAGAGTGCATGTAATCCATTTCGTCTAAGATAATAAGATGTGCTTCTTGACCACGAGCTACGTCTGACTTGCCGCCCGATCTCATTCCTGACGTAAAGAATCTAATTGTTGATCCATTTGAAAATTCCATCATGAATTGAGGACTGGTAACTTTACGAGTTATTGAATTGAAAACAATTTCATTCTTAGAGGCTATTCTTAATATTTCTTGGTAGATAAGTTCTACCTGAGTTTTCATTGGCGCAACAACCAAACAGCGTCCATCTTTTCTTGTATAACTATAGTGAAGCAGATTGATTGCTAGCGTAAATGTTTTTCCTAAACGACGACCAGCTCTTAAAACTTTTCTTAAAGATGGATCTCTTAATATAAGTATTTGATATGCTCTTGGCTGAGCTTGTAGAAAATGCCTTGCCCAAACAACTGGATCTTTGGCTATATGAATTTGCCTTTGTTGTTCGGCGCTTATTCCTACATCTAAAAGTTCTTTATCTATTTCAAATGGCTCATCTATTAGATAAGCTAACTCTTTGTTTGTAAGATTTCTTCCCAAAACTGGTTCGCCACTACTCCAGTTTATGTGACCTAGTTTATTTTCAAACACCCATTCAATTCTATTAATTTGTTTGATTAGTTCGATGTCTTGAGATTTTATAATCTCAAGTAGGTCTTCTCTTGATAACTTTTCTAATGAAGCTCTGAATGATTCTGTTTTATTCATAAATATTATCCAAAATGTGCTGCCATCATAGCGGCTTCTGAGCCAAGAGCGCTTCGGGCATTTAATCTTGAGTTTTGAATGGCCATTACACCTCTGGCTCTGGATGTTGCTGCTAGCTCAGTATCCCTGTACCCCATTCCAAACATTGGTTTATTAATTGAGCCCTGTAATGATACAGATGCATCTCTTGCTAAGTTGATCCCGCTTTTAATTACTTCTCCACCCATTCTACCAAGATCATACATAAGAGATGCTGCGGCAACAACTTGTAGGCCGGGGATAGCTAGTGCTGCTGCCCTAGCTCCTAAAACTCTAGCTCCAGTTCCTGTGCTTAATGCCTTAAAGGTTCCTTTAGTGCCAAGTTGCTTTAGCACGCTGCCTTCTAAGAGAGCTTTTGCACCAGCCTCTCCTACAAATTTTGTTCCTGCTCGACCAGCTATGCCTTCGGTTCCAAGTGCGGATACCATGTGTGAAAATGCTTTTTGCGCTCCAGTTAAAGCTTTACCTTGCAACCCGGCTGCCTCAGCAAATCCTTGAGCTCCTCTAAAATATCCAGCAAGATATTGAGTTCCAGCTCCAGCCATAGAAGAAGCCATTAAGTTTCCTGCAACACCTCTTGCGCCTTCTCCACCAGCCCTTATTGCTGCCATACTTGTTTCAAAAGTAGATGTTCCAATATTCCTAGCTGCATATTGAGTTGCAGATAAACCACCTCTTGCACGTGCTGTCATACCTACAGCCTCTTGATATGACACTGCACCAACTTTTTGTAATAAGGCTGGATTATTGGCGGTAGCTAATCTTTGAACATTTAGACTAAGTTGATCTATTCCTGCTAAAGACAGTTTTCCACTTGCAGCCATCCTGTCTAGTTTTGTTCCAGCTGCTATTGATGATATTAAACCCGGACCAAAAAGATTAGCCCCTTCCTCAACTCCAACTGCCGCTCTTAGTGATTTCATTGGAAGTTTATTAAGCAGTCTGTGCCCTTGAGCAAAGGTATAAAGACCGCTTCCTTCTGAAGCCGTAAATACAGACAGTGAGTGCATTCTAGATATGGCTCTTGGTCGCATTGTAATATTATTTAATCTAGAAGGTTTTAAGAATGGATCTCGTCTTGTATACAGATCTTTAAATGGGCCTTGAAACAAAAATGATTTACCCGTTGCTGCGGTAGGGGTTAGTGAGCCTCCTTGAAAAACTCCAAACCTTGCTCTTGAGTTGGCGAAGCGAGTAGCATCGTCGAAAAATCCACCACGAATAAGTGTATTAGCACCTCTCATTGAACTAAAGCCAACTGATGCCGTTATTCCAGGAAGATTTTCCATCATCCTCATTGCCAATGGAGCATCAGGCTCAGCGTAGCTAGCTATAGAGTTTCCGTAATTAAGCGCCACTAAATTCCGCCTCTTGAGTTGTGCATACCTAAAACAATATTTCCAGAAGCGTTTAGTTCTTCTGCTAATTGTCTAGAACTTCTATACGGGCTTCTTGAATAAAATTCTGAATTTCTGTTTATATGTCCCATTGTGTATCCGGCTGGTGCAACTACGCCTCCACCTATTGCTCCCAATATTCCACCAGCTATTCCAGCCCTAACGCCTCCTATTTGGCCACCAATCACAGCCCCTAGTGTGCCACCAATGGCTCCTCCCGCAAAAGTACTGCCAGCTGTTGGTCTTACTGGACTGACCATAAGCTTATCGCTGGGAGCAGAATACTGCATTATATTTCCTAACGGTCCTCCCATTGCTGAACCAAGCAAAAATCTTGCAGATACATTTCTACCCAAAAATGCTGCGTCTGCATTCGGATCGCCAAATGCTGTTTCCATCATGCCTTCTCTAATTGATGAGCCTACGCCCTGAGACATACCTAAAAGTCCTGCCCCTAAAGCTAACGGAATTCCTACCTTAAGCACTATTAGACTCCTGCATACAGATGGTTGTACTTGTCATTGCCCATTCTATGATGTCCTATTTTATTTCTATCTAAATTTCCAACAACTCCAGCTGTTGCTAATGGATCTCTTCTAAATGAAGATATAGAAGCCTGAAGCTCCATTTGATCCGAAAGACCTTGATTTCTAGCAAATCTTTCAGTTGGCTGAGCTTTAATTGTTTCATCATATATTTTATTTTCTCTATATTTCTTAGACATATAGTAAGCTGCTCCAGCGGCAACTAGACCCAATCCACCTAGTCCTATCTTGGTTTTGTGCTGTAAATAGAAATCAACCATACTATTTGGTGTCATTCCAAGTCTAGATCTAGATACTTGCGTTCTTAATTGTTTATCAATTTTATTTTCTCTAATTGAGGTCGCCAATTCATTTAAGAATCTAATTACTTCCTGACTAGCTTCGTCTATTCTTGTTGCATGTCCTGAACCTCTTCTTGCAACATCCTCTACTAATGGAGCTAATCTAAAGCCGTATCCATCACCAAGAGTATCCGCTATTCTTGCTGAGTATCTTCCAGCGGCCATATCATTAGATAAATCTACTCCAACATTTACTAAAGATCTGTGAGCCCTTTCTGCTGCTTCACCCTCTATTGAACCTATAACTATTCCTCGATTTAATATTTTGTCTGCTAATTCATCTAGTAATTCATCTCTATTTTTTGCGCCTCTAAAAGCTGTAACCATTTCCAGGGCGCTGTGGGCGGCTTTTGTAGCTTCTTGATCAAGCGCTTTTGAGCCACCTACTACAGAAGCTTTTTCTTCTGCTAGATCTAACATCTTTTCTGCCATTAATCTAGCTTGAGCCTTAGTAGTTTCGTCAGATGCCCTATAGACGGCGTTCATGTATGATTGCCCTTGTTTATTTACCGCATAGCTGAGAGAAACTCTTCCCTTTAGAAAATCGTCTCCTGCTGCTTTTTCCATTACATCTAAAGGTGCAAATATTTTTTCCCTTAACATACCTTCCGATTGCATTACTCTAAATCCTTTTTCGCCCAAAAAATGAGACACTCCAACTTCGGGTATTATATCTTTGTAGTCAACGTATTTAAGGGAATCAATTTGGCCTCTTAGTTTTTCTAATTCGCTACCTTCATATTGGCCAGATTGAACCATATTATTTAATTTATCTAAAATGTTTTTACTGTAATCTCCAGTTGACTCAGCCATTATTGTGCTAACTTTTAAGCTATTTGCATCTAGCATATAAAAGGGATTTCCCATTGCTGCTCTAGCATTGGCTAGCTCTATCATTGCCCTATTGTAATCGTTTATGTTAGCATAATTTTCTGCGCCAATACCAAAAGACGAAACAGCTGGCATTCTTCCTCTACTTATCTCTATTGCATCTCTAAAGCCAACTGATCCAGAAAGAGTTGAGTATGTTTTGCCAATTGAATTTAAAACAGCTGTTTTCTCTATTTTGTCTGCTTTCTTTGCTGCCGCGACCATGAGATTATTGATTTCATCCATTTGATGGTTTTGCATATAATTAATTCCAAGATCCATTATTTTCTTAGAATCTCCACCAATTGCTTCTCTAATCATTCTTTGAGCTACATCATCAGGAATGTCAGAGGATGCTCCTGCGTTAGTTAATTGAAATTTTTCTTCTGATCTATTATATTTTAGTATTCCTTCCATTCCTTGATCATTAACTCTTAAGGTGATTCCCTTTAATGCTTCTTCTGTTTCTATATATGCTCTAGCTGTTTTTGTTAAATGATTTATATCTGCAATGTTTGTTGTTATTGTTGTTGCAGAAGAAGCCATAATAACTCTTTGAATTTCTTTTACTTGTGGACTCAAATTGCTTCTTGCCATTGTGTCCATTACATCTAATTGTCCGCTTTGAATAAATTTGGCCATGTAGCTTTGTAGAGTTGCGTCAGTATCTTCTATGTGAGTTCCTTTGTACAACATTTCCATTAATTGTTTTGCTGTATCGTCTGATTTTGACTCTGCTTCAATTAACTGTAATAAGTTGGTATTAGCTGCAATAGCTTCCATAGAAGCTGTTGCCGTTGAACCACCAAGGTGTATTCTTGACATAAAATCTTCTGAAAATAATAAATCTCTAAATCTACTGAGTTGCATGTCATTTGGAAGCGACATATCTATTTTTGATTGAATTTTTTGGTTTAAATACGTTCTAGCATACTCCAAGGTGTCTACGACAAAATCTTCGTTTTTTGACCATTTATCGTTAAAAGCTGAAATTGCTTTTTGCGCTGCTTGGTGTTTTTCATAGCCTGGCATATTTTTCATTGTTCCAAACAAAGAAAATATGTCAAACAGAACATTGTGACCAGCCACAATATCAGCTTCTGTTAACCTACTTATAAACTTTGCTCCTGCATCTAAAAATTCATCTCCGCCAACTCCATATTCGGTAATTTTTCTGCCTTCAAATAACATTTCCGTTAGAGATCTAGTTGCTCCAGTTTGAGAACCTACATTAATTCCAGTCAACTGCTTAGACGCAAAGGAAACTGTTTCGTCTAAAAGGCTGATTTTTCCAGTTGGAGACATTTCTGCTATTGCCATTGATCTTGTTTGTGCGCCTTGAAATACTCCTGTAGTTTCTACGTCAAATGTAAATACTCTTTTTCCTTGAAATAGCTCTTGCAAGCTTTTTGTTGAGGTTTGCTTTAGTTGACGAGCACCAGTTAAATTAGATATACCAACATTGAAGGCGTCATAACCCATTTTGTTTGGATCAACATTTAAAAGAGTTCTATTTAGCAAAACTGCTGCTGAGTGATCGTACCCTGCTTCAATCTGATATCTAAACAACTCTCTATAGAGGTTAGAGGATGGCAGGCTAACATTTGGTAATCCTATCTCATTGAATAGTTTGGGCAGTCTTAAAACATCGTCTCTATATCTTTTAGAAAGTCTTTCTCTTGCTTCCGATCTTAAAACGGACAAATCTATTTTTGTTCCCCTTCTCAACATGTCTACATCTAAGCCAGAAGCTTTGGCGGCATCTAGATCAGTCGATAGTGCCTGTATGTAGTCTCTTTGAAATATTTCATAAGATTTAAGAAAATCTTCAGAACTACCATAAACATTTTGTATTATACTATCTGTTATAGCCCCAGTAAATACTGGTCCGAGTTCCAGGTAGATTGTTTCCAAGGCTCTCAACTATTTTTGCGCCTTTATTTGAAATAAAAAAATTGTCGTTTATTTTAACCATTTTGATCGTCTTTATTATCTACGGTCTGGGCCTCTATATATTCATCCAACTCATATGTTCCAAGCTTTTGTTTGAGTAATTTTTCTTTTTCAATTTCAATAGATTGGACTTTGTAAAGAATATCTGATATTGCTTGTGCACTGTCAACTTGCATTTGTCCAGCTTTTGCTTTTGCTTCTCTAGTTGCTAATAGTTGATTTCTAAGATCTTTTCTTCTTTTATGAAGCTTATCTTCTAGTTCAACTGCAAGATGTAGTTCTTTTTTAAGAATAGGAGCACCATCATCATCTACTCCTATTACGTTTTCTTGAACAAAATGTTCTTTAGCTAAAAGTTTAGTTTTTCTAAGATACTGAACCTCTTGATCAACAAGGTCTCGAATCATAGAAACTTCAACTAGATTATCTGCTTGCACATCTAGTTGCTCCATATACTCCATTGTGAATTGAGAAACCATTGACATTTCTATTGGACATGGATTTCCTCTTGGGGCAAGATTTTGTTTTAGTAATGGGCAGGTGTCCGCAAAAATACACTTTTGTGCTTCGCATGTCATGGGTATAGAAGAGAACATGCTTGTTCTTGTTTTTTGGGGCCTTACAAGATCTACTGCTTTATCTTTTTCTTCCTCTGACCAATTTTCTGGAAAAAATAAATCAGGTCTTAAGGATTCAAAGTCTTGCAGAAACTTTTTTTTATCATCAAATTTTTCTAAATCAGCCATTAAAATCTATCCATTCAGAATGAAAATTTTCTCCATTAGCGGAAATATTACAAACTCCAGATTTGCAATTTGAGCAGTAATAATCGCTACTAAACATTTTTGCTTTATCTTTTTTTCTTGTGTATCTTTTTTCAAAGATTAACGACATATCGGCACTGCATCTTGGGCATTGCATTAGATTTCCTCAAGAAGCTTCATTAGCCCCTTCTGTAGTTTTAGCTGCACTTCGGCGTCTTGTACGGCATTTACAAAAGTGCTAACTTCTCTCATTTCATCAGGAGAAAGATAAGAAGAGATCTTATATCTGGCGCCTTTACAGATGTCACAATAAATTTCTTTTTCTTCTGAATAGCAAACGCATTTTTCTATTATTTCAAAATATTCTAAAACTTCTGCTATATTAAGCCATTTGTTTTTGAATAGTTTTTTTGTTTGCTCTTTGTAAGCCCTTAATTTTTGGGAATCATTAGATAGCAAGGTTCCCATATCTAGAGAGTGTTTCATTAGCTCATTTATATTTTTGTACAAAAAATTTGCTAACTGAAAATCTCCATTTTTATCAATATAGTTTTTCCAATCATTCATCACATTTCACATCTTTCTTTTCTTATTAAATTAAGCGTATCTTCCAGATCCCCTTGGTTCTCTTAATCTTGGTGGATTATAACCGCCTCTTTGACTATTACTTCCTCTTCCTCTATGCATTAAACCAATGGCCGTTCCTCCAATTACAGATGCTCCAATTGTTTTTTGTTTTTTTGTTATATTTCTTGCTCTTTGAGCTGCTTGAGGAGTTCTATTCATCATTGATCTTGTTCTAGAGGGCATTCCGAGCAAGTTTTCCGGACCTGGCTGCAACAGCTTTACCGGGTGCAACTGGAGTTTTCACAAACAAAGAGCCAATTTTTCCTGCTATATTCATAAATTAATACCTTCGCATTCCTGTTGGTCTACCTCTTCCAGATTTGTCTACGCCACTACCCCTACGATTACCAAGACCCATCATACCAATAACTCCACCAGCGACCATGGCAGATCTAACTTTTCCAGATTTTGCTAGTTGAGCTGGGGACATTCCTCCAGAAGATTTTGCTCTACCCAGTTTACCTATTCCGGTAAACATGTTATTTGCTTTTTGGGAATAACCCATTGGATTATTTTTTGGCACAAAAACCTCCTTGGTATACCTTAATAGTAGCCTAGACTAATTAAAAAGACAAGGGTTTTATAATTGTACCTTTTTAAGACTAGGAGTTTTTTTAGGTTTTTTTACATTAAATTTAAAACTATTATCTTTATAATCTATATTAAATATTGTTCCCTTGGGATGATTATCATCTACCATTATTCTAGCTAAAGATGTTTCTATTTGATCTCTGCGAATTTGAGCAAGGCCTCTTGCTCCCTTTACGCTATCTATGCCTTTTTCTATTAGGGCATCAATTACGTTTGAATTGTATTCGGTAATGTAACCTTTTCTGTCTAACTTAGACACAACTAAAGACATTTCTAGCTCGGCAATCTTTTCGCAGTCTTGTCTTGATAAGTGATTAAAAACTATTATTTTATCTAATCTGTTTATAAATTCTGGTCTAAAATATTTTCTAATTGCATCTAAAGTATTCTTTTCTACAAGAGATTTTGGAGGCATGACTGAAGTTGAGGAAACATAATTAACATTTTTATTAAAGCCGGTTCCAGTTCCGATTAAGTGATCTACTGTTTTTTCGTTTCCAAGGTTTGTAGTTAAAATTATTACTGTTCCCCTAAAATCAACCTTATTTCCTTTTGCGTCTGTAATAACACCTTCATCAAAAATTGTTAAAAATGTATTCCAAATATCTGGATGAGCTTTTTCAACTTCATCTATAAGCACTACTGAGTTTGGATTTTTTTGGATCTGATTAACCAGTTGTCCGCCTTCATCATGGCCAACATATCCAGGAGGAGAACCTATTAATTTTGAGTTCTCGTGCTTATGTTGGAATTCCCCACAATCTATTCTCACCATAGGAACGTTTGATTCAAAAAGATAGTTATGCAAGGTTTTTGCCAAATGCGTTTTACCAACACCTGATGAGCCAGCAAATAGGAAAACACCCAATGGCCTATTAAGGTCCTGCATATCAGCTTGAGATCTGACTAATGCAGCAGATATCGCTTCTATGGCTTCATCTTGCCCGATAAGATTATCTTTAAGATGATTTTCTAAATTAATGAATTTGTTTTTGGCTATCTTTTTTATTTTTGTATTTTTTTGAACAGATTTAGCAGCTGGTTTATCTTTATATCTTGATATTATATTTCTTAATTCATCAAAATTTTGACCTATATCATCATCTAAATCAAAGGTAGTATTTGTATAGGCAATAGCTATCCAATAATCTATGTCTAAACCTGGATTCAGCATTACGCATCCGTGTATAGAGTGCTTCGATGCATCTTTCTGCATCTGCTCTTGTCATTAGACCTAGGGCAGATGACACTTCATTCTTAAGGTTAAATATAACGTGCTGAAGAATTTTTCTTCTGCGATCTTTTTCTGTTTTTACATTTAACTCAGATACAAATTTATCAATTTGTTCTGGCTCCAGAACTTTGTATTTCACATACGTATTTAAGTCTGGAACATATATTTGGTAGATTTTCATACCAACCCCAAATCTATGTTTTTATTTTTATTATTCCATATATACTTATATAGAATAATATTAATATATATATGTATATTAGTAATATTATATATAGTATATATAACTGGGGGTAGGGGGTAGGGGGTGCAATTCAAGCCTAACAGGTTTTTCATCTCGTGTCAA